CGATGAACAACTGGTAAAAGCTGTGTATGCGGAAAGAGGAGCCGACGGCGGCAAAAAACATTTTGGCGGCAGCACTGCTAACGTACAAGCCGGTGTAGTAAACAGATTTGGAAAAGAACAACAAGACATTATGGGCTTGTTAAAAACAGGCGGTGCTCCAACAGCTACAGGTAATACCCCAGGATCCTCAGTTCCTACTACCGCAGCAGTACAGTCAGCTGTAGCAAGCGGTGAAGCTGAAGCTCAACGAAATCCTCAAGCTGCCGCAGATGCTGCTAGAGCAGCAGCGGCTGCAAACGATCCAAGAAGGACTGACCGTCCCCAAACTGCTGTAGCAGGTGCCCGCCAAGAAACTCCTGAATCATTGCTTGCGAGCTTAAATACTAAGATGGATCAATTGATTGCAATTAATCAAAAGTTAAAAGATGTAGGCGAAAGCCAATTAAGTGCTACACGGGGTCTAAGCAACGACATGTTTAGCTATGGAGCATGATAATAGGATATTATAAATGAGTTGGAAAAAATATTTCACACCAGTTGATGTTAGAAATCAAATGGGGTCGTCCAGTCCGCTTTCAGGTGGCGGCCGCCCTGGTCCAGCTCGAGCAAATTATTCTAGCTATTTGCCAGACGTTTATGCAGGTACTCCTAATCGTGTTGAACGTTATATGCAGTATGACACCATGGATATGGATTCAGAAGTTAACGCTGCCCTAGACATCCTTGCTGAGTTCTGCACTCAAAAAGATAAAGAAAATGCAACTCCATTCCAAACATTCTTTCGCGGCCAACCTACTTCCACCGAAGTTAAGCTAATCAAAGAAAGTCTACAAAAATGGACCAAACAACAACAATTCGAAACTAGAATTTTCCGTATTGTTAGAAATGCTTTTAAGTATGGCGATGTATTTTTTATACGCGACCCTGAAACCAAAAAATGGTTGTTCGTTGATGCAGCCAAAGTATCAAAAATTATTGTAAACGAAAGCGAAGGTAAAATTCCTGAGCAGTATGTTATTAGGGACATTAATTTTAACTTTAAAGATTTAATTGCAGTCACTCCCCACGGAACTACAAATACTGCACCTAGTGGTACCAGTTCATATACCAGTGGAGGAAGTATGGGAAGAGGTATGGTTGGCTCTGCTAGTCAGCCTCCGGGCACACGTTTCCACAATCAAACAAATGAAGTCACTGTTGACGCAAAAAATGTAGTGCATATCAGTCTAAGTGAAGGTATTGATACTAACTATCCTTTTGGTAATTCACTACTAGAATCAGTATTCAAAGTCTACAAGCAGAAAGAACTACTCGAAGATGCGATCATTATCTATCGTGTTCAACGTGCTCCTGAAAGACGAATATTCTATATTGACGTTGGAAATATGCCAGCACACATGGCCATGAGCTTCGTTGAACGTGTCAAAAACGAAATTCAACAAAGACGTATTCCTAGCTCAACAGGTGGCGGCAATAATGTTATTGATGCCAGCTACAATCCTCTAAGTGCTTCAGAAGACTACTTCTTTCCACAGACAGCAGAAGGTCGTGGATCAAAAGTTGACACACTTGCAGGCGGTACAAATCTTGGTGAAATTACAGATTTACGCTTTTTTACTAATAAATTATTCCGTGCTTTAAGAATACCAAGTGCTTACTTGCCTACAGGTGTTGAAGAAGCCAGCAACACTGTTGCCGACGGAAAAGTAGGAACAGCCTACATTCAAGAACTACGATTTAACAAATACTGCGAGCGCCTACAGTCAATGATTATTGAAACATTTGACTTAGAATTTAAAATGTGGTTAGAGAATAACGGAGTCAACATTGATCCTAGTTTATTTGAATTAAAATTCAATCCTCCTCAGAATTTCGCAGCCTATCGACAGAGTGAACTAGATACTGCTCGTGCAGCTACATTTGCACAATTACAAGAAATTCCTCATCTTAGCAAGCGATTTGCAATGAAACGCTTCTTAGGCATGACACAAGAAGAGATTACAGAAAACGAAAAGCTGTGGAGAGAAGAACAAGGTGGAAATCTAAAACCTGTGTTAGATGCTGCAGGACAGATGCGTTCAGTAGGCATTACTCCTTCAGGAACACAGACAGATATGGCAGGACAAACAGCAGAAGCACCGGAAGAAGCACCAGCAGATGCCGGTGTAGAAGGCGAAGCAGCACCTGCCGAACAACCAGCTCAATGATAAATATCATATGCTCTTATTAGAATTCCTTTATTTTAACGACAACAATAACGACTTTGCAGTTGATCGTCGTTATGAAAATAACAAAGACAGTTCAGTTCTTAAAAGAAGCGATACTAGAAAAACTCGCCTTACACTAAGACAAATTAACAGACTGCGTATGCAAGCAGAAGCACACGAATACGAACGTGATTCTGAATTAGAATTTGTTAGACAGATGTACGGAGCGCCAGCAGGTGAAGCAGAACAACCAGCAGAGTAATGTTGCATTTGTGCTAGGAAACGGTACAAGCAGACTACAATTAAACCATAAAAATTTGTTAGATAAAGGCATAGTATATGCCTGCAATGCTGTCTACAGAGAGTTTGAACCCCATCATTTAATAGCTGTTGATGTTAAAATGGTGAATGAAATTATAGCATCAGGATATCATAAAACGCATTCAGTTTGGACTAATCCAAATAAAGGTATTAGTAGCAAGCACGGATTAAACCTGTTTCATCCTCACAAAGGATGGAGCTCGGGTCCTACAGCATTATGGTTTGCATCAGAAAAAGGACACAAAGACATCTATATCTTTGGATTCGATTATCAAGGCTTACAGGGAAAATTTAACAATGTTTACGCAGATACTTATAATTACAAAAAGAGTAATGACGCTGCAACATTTCATGGTAATTGGTTAAGTCAAACTGAAAGAACAATTAAAGATTTTAAAAACACTCAGTATTATAGGGTGATCAATCCTGGAGATTTTATTCCAGATCAATTGAGCGTTCAATTAAAAAATATCAAACATATTACCTACGAAGAGTTTGGTAAAAAATTTCCCGATTGTACTTATACAACAGAAAATCATCAAAAAGCTACCATTTAACCCTGATTTATAAACAGAGTGTTAAATAAACTTACAGCCTAACCATCTTAAGGAGAATATATTATGGCAGAAAAATCCCTACTTGAGCAGATGCTCGAACGTTTGGTCAACGACGATCAAGCAAAAGCAGAAGAATTATTCCACGAGTACGTAGTTGGAAAATCTCGCGAAATTTATGAAAATCTCATCGAAACTGAAATGAGCGATGATGAAGAGAAAGAAAATCCAAATGATCCAGAAGTTAAAGAAGAATCAGAAGTTGATGAAGAGAACGATTTGGACGAAGAATTTGAAGACATTGCCTACGAAGGCGATGATGAAACAGGCGGACCAGCCGGCGATATGGGCGATGACCTAGCAGGCGAAATGGGTCCTGAAGAAGACGACGACCTAAGTGCAAACAGCGAAGAAGAATTATTCCAAGACCTAGACAGCATTGTAGACGAACTACAAGCACGTTTTGATGCACTAGGCGGTGGCGAAGAAGGTGGCAAAATGGACGCACCTAATGAAATGAAAGATGATTTTGATCTAGAAACAGTACGTGAGTACGTAGAAAAAGTTCCAGGTGGTCATGGCGCAGAAAAGAAAGGCCAAGGTGAAGGTCAATTCAGCGGTACAGGTTCACTAAGCGACAAGCCAAATGTAAATACCAAGTCTATCGTTGCTGGTAAGAATGACATGGGCGGTACAACTGCTAACATTCTAGGCAGCAAAGAAGAAGCACCTAAGTATGCAGGTGCAGGTGGCGGCCAATTAGGCGGATCAAGCCTATTCAAAGGCACACCAAAAGAAGATAATGCAGGCAACATCAACGTTCCAGGCGGCAAGGCAGGTGGTGCTTTCTCAACGAAAGAGCCAGGCCATGGTGCAGAGAAGAAAGGCGAAGCTGAAGGTAAATTCAGCGGAGCAGGTGGTTCTTCCGGTTCAGTTGACAAAGCAAGTCTTTTCCGTGGTCGTAGATAATAGGACGCAATGGTGAAAACTAATCTCAGCGAACAATTGAGTTTTGACCAGGCTAAGATTGTCTTGGAGAGCGAAGGTGAGGGCGAAACAAAATCGCTGCATCTGAACGGTATCTGTATTCAAGGAGATATCCGTAATCAGAACCAGCGAATTTATTCTTCCTTTGAGATTGGCAAGGCTGTCAAAACGCTTAACGAGCAGATCTCTGGCGGATATTCAGTTTGCGGAGAGTTAGATCATCCTCAGGATTTAAAAATCAATCTAGATCGAGTTAGTCATATGATTACCAAGATGTGGATGGATGGTCCTAACGGCTACGGAAAACTTAAAATCATCCCAACTCCGATGGGTCAATTAGTACAGACCATGTTGCAGTCGGGAGTCAAGTTGGGTGTATCGAGTAGAGGTTCCGGTGAAGTAGATGGCAGTGGTAATGTTCAAGGTTTTGAAATTATCACGGTTGATATTGTAGCACAACCTAGCGCCCCGGGAGCTTACCCAACTCCAGTTTACGAACATTTAATGAACACATTAGGTGGAAACCAGGCATTTAAAATAGCACAAGAAGTCAAAGGCGACCCAAAGGCACAGAAATACATAGCAGAGAGTCTGGTGAGAATCATCAGAGGTCTCAGATAACAGTAGGAGAATCACATGCTAGATTTCGTTAAACAGTTGTTTGAAAACAATGTGATTTCCGAAGAACTTAAATCGGAAATTGAAACCGCTTGGCAAAGCAGAATTCAAGAAAACCGTGACCAAGTCACTGCTACACTACGTGAAGAATTTGCACAAAAGTACGAGCACGACAAATCCGCAATGGTTGAAGCTGTAGAAGCAATGTTAGCAGACCGCCTACAGGCAGAGCTATCAGAGCTAGCAGAAGACCGTCAAGGACTTATCGAAGCTCGTGCCAAGTATGCACAAAAAATGAAAGAAGATGCTACAGCAATGGAAGCATTTGTATTGAATAATTTGCGCAAAGAACTTGCAGAACTACACGAAGATCGTAAAGCAGTTGCTAACAACGTTGGTAAATTAGAATCTTTTATCGTGGATGCACTAGCGAAAGAAATCGCAGAATTCCACTCAGATAAGAAAGACTTAGCTGAAACAAAAGTTAAACTAGTTCGCGAAAGCAAAGCTAAGTTTGAACAAGTTAAGAAAGATTTTATTGCTCGCTCATCAGCTATCATTCAAGAAACAGTCTCTAAAGGACTAAAATCTGAAATGGTACAATTGCGTGACGATATCGATGCTGCCCGCAGAAATGATTTTGGTCGCAGAATTTTTGAAAGCTTCGCAAGTGAATATGCTGCAAGCCATCTCAATGAGAAAAGCGAAACAGCAAAACTTCTAAGAGTAGTTGCTACAAAAGAGCAAGAACTCGAAGAAGCAGCAAAAATTGTTGCAGAAACACAAAAATTAGTAGAAAGTCGTGAACAAGAACTACGTATTGCACAAGACGCAATGAACCGCAAAGAAGTTATGAGCGAATTGCTCGGACCATTGAGTGGAGACAAGCGTGTAGTAATGAAAGAATTACTCGAGTCAGTTCAGACAGACAAACTACGTACAGCTTATGACAAGTACATCCCATCAGTAATGAACGGTGGTGCACCTGCTAAGAAAACATTAATAGAAGGCAAAGAAATGACAGGCGATAAAAAACAGGCACAATCTTTTAGCAGTGAAGAAAAAACTGCTGAAATTTTTGACATCCGCAGGCTTGCGGGACTAAAAGTTTAAGGAGAACTATAATGTCACAATTACTCGAGTCACGCTGGTCGGAAACCAAAGAAGCTCTTTTAGAAGGTCTTCAAGGTAACAAGCGTTCAGTAATGGCAGCTACTCTAGAGAATACCCGCAAGTATTTGGCAGAGAGCGCCACAGCTGGAGCTACATCCGCTGGCAACGTTGCAACCCTAAATCGTGTGATCCTTCCAGTGATCAGACGTGTGATGCCTACGGTCATCGCTAATGAATTGGTTGGTGTACAACCAATGACTGGCCCAGTTGGTCAAATCCACACTCTACGTGTTCGTTATTCTGATACATTCAGCGACGGCACAGGTGGATCTACAACAGCTGGTGAAGAGGCACTAAGCCCATTCAAGATTGCTGAAGGCTATTCTGGTGTTGCACCAGGAAAAGCTGATGCTACAGCAGCCAAAGAAGGTGTTGCTGGTAACAAACTAAGCATCCAAATCTTGAAGCAAACAGTTGAAGCCAAGACACGTAAGTTGTCAGCTCGCTGGACATTCGAAGCAGCACAAGATGCACAAGCCCAACAAGGCATTGACATCGAAGCTGAGATCATGGCAGCTCTTGCACAAGAGATTACTGCTGAGATCGACCAAGAAGTTCTACGTAGCCTAGGTACTTTAGCTTCTGGCGCAAGTAACACAGTAGCATTTGATCAAACAGCAGTGTCTGGTACAGCTACATTCGTTGGTGACGAGCATGCCGCATTGGCAGTTGCTATCAACCGTGTTGCTAACGTGATCGCTCAGCGTACACGTCGCGGTGCAGGTAATTGGGCTGTTGTTAGCCCACAAGCATTGACAATTCTTCAAAGTGCTACAACTTCTGCGTTCGCAAGAACAACAGAAGGTACATTCGAAGCACCTACAAACACTAAGTTTGTTGGTACATTGAATAGCGCAATGAAAGTGTATGTTAACACATACGCTGCTGATAACAGCGCAATTGTTGTTGGTTATAAAGGTTCTAGCGAATCTGACGCAGCAGCGTTCTATTGCCCATACATTCCATTGATGAGCAGTGGCGTTGTTCTTGACCCATCAACTTTCGAACCAGTCGTATCATTTATGACACGTTATGGTTATGTAGAGTTGACAAACACAGCATCATCTCTTGGTAATGCTGCGGACTACCTAGGTCAAGTAACTATTGCTGGTGTTTCTTATACCTAATCCGTATTAGAAATAATTGCACTAAATTCAAAAAGGCTCTTCGGAGCCTTTTTGTTTGACTTAAATAGTTGATGCAGATAGAAAGTGACAAAGACTTTGTAAAATTGCGTCAGCAATACAGTGTGTGGCGCAAACGCTTTCCTATGTTTACACACGATGTGCAACAGATAGAAAAAATAATTGATCATCATATACAAACACACAGTAGAATTATGGTTAATTATAGACAAACGCACAGCAGAAGCTATTTAGAACGTGCTCAAAAAGAAATAGACTCAATCAATCAAATCGTAGCCACAGTAGAAAAACTGGAGTTAATGGCTATGCTAAGTCGCGGATAAATAAAGTATCTAGAAATGATTGCGCAGCGCCACTGAGCAAGACCTAGAACGTCACTCTAAAGGAGAAAACAAATGGCAAATAAACTAAGTAAAAGATATTTTGGAGCAACTGGTTCCGCAGCAACCCCTCATCTTCCTATCAGATTTAAATCTGGTGGCACAGTATATGAAGGTTTTATTGTAAATCAAGTTAGTGCTCGTAGATTTAAATGTAGTACAGACAACGGTACAACAGCCGTAGAAATTTGTAAATTAGTAGCAGGTACAAATTCAGACCCAGCAAATAACGGTGAAGCAACATTAGTTGGAATGTTAAATGGTTCACCCAAAACTTTAAGAAAAATTAATTTTAGAACTGTAGCTGATTTCAACAGTGTTCGCTATAAGTGGACACTATCAGATGATTCTACTGAAACTTTGTTAATTTTAACAGCAATCTAATTTAGGATTTTAGCATGGGACAGTTTATACAGGTAAGCGGTGATTATAATATCAAATCCGGCGAGGGTGCAACAATTACTCTTGATACGGGTGCGGGTGTTGGAAATACCAGAGTTACTGGAAACTTAATAGTTGAAGGTGACACCTTGTATGTCTCTGTTGAAAACTTAAATGTAGACGACAACATAATTACAATTAATTACGGTGAAACCGGTAGTGGTGTTACTCTAAGATATTCTGGAATTGAAGTTGATCGAGGATTAGCAACTGATGTTTCATTGTTGTGGGATGAAAATGATCAAACATGGAATTTCAAAGAAGGTGCTGGTTATAATTCTAGTAAAGTTAGAGTAAAAGAAATTTTAACAAACGCAGATACCGATAGTGGCGATTTGACACTAATTGGAACTGGTACAGGAGTTGTTAAAGTAGCAGGCACAACAGCATACGAATTGCAAGTTACAGACGACGATGACGTACCTAATAAAAAATATGTTGACGATGCAATTCAAACTAATCCAACATTTCAAATTTTAAGAAATGATACACGTACCGCAGCATTTGATGTAAACGATCCTATAGCTTCTGGATTATTTCCAATTGGTCCATACTTTGTACAACCTGTAGAAAGTCTAGTAGGAGTAGTAATTGACAATAACATTGTTGCACAGTTTTTTAGAAACAGAGTGCAAATGGCCGGAGCAAACTTTTTTACAGAGGATCCAACACCGGATGACCCGTTAATTCCCGATGCTACTGTAATTCAAACGGTTAATACCAACGGCAATATCAAATTAGAAACCAACGGTACAGGGAAAGTTGAAATTACCTACGCCTTACAACTAGACAATCCAGGAACTACTCCAGCGGCAGTAAACAATGCTAGTTTAGTATATGGCGGATCTGTAGGTACAGGCAGCACAGGCGTTTATTTTAGAAACACCAGTAAGAATGATGAATTGATAAGCAAGAGCAAAGCTCTTGTTTTTAGCATGATATTTTAAGAGACAATAAAAATGATATACAGCACACGACTAACAACTTCAGGAGATACATTGGTGTTTACTAGCACCAGTACAGGAGCCCCAGTTGGTGGCGCAGTAGTTGCACAAGATAATGCCATTACAAATATCATAGTTTGTAATACAGGAACTCCAAACTTAACCGACGAAACTGTTAACAGTTGTACTCTAACATTAAATTTAGTGCCAGCAGGCGGAGTAAGTTCAGACACAAATACTGTTGTTAAGAATTTAATTGTACCTGCAGGAGAAACTGTATTTTTCAGCGACGAGCGCATAGTGTTAAAAGGTAGTACTACTTATGGTAATGATCAAATTCGTGCTACTGCCAGCGTTGGAAACTTGTTAAGTATCACAGTGAGTGCATTGCCAGTATGAGATTCCTTAAACAAAAAACTCTTAGCAAGTATAGTCCTAGTGATCAAACACTGTTTACCAATCACTATGGTCGTGCTGTTATGGAAATAACAGGCGGATTACGATTGCCTAAAGGTACTACTGCACAACGTCCGCAATTAAGCGGAGTTAGAACCACAGGCGGCGCTAATGGATTCATGCGGTACAATACTACAACAAACTCCATCGAAGCCTATATCGACGGAGTATGGGAAGTGGTTAGAGCTCCGGGCGCCACAGCTATTACCAAACAGACTCTAGGGCCAGGCAACGAAGTAGAGACAACATTTGGTCCTTTAACTAAAATTCCAAATTCTGAAAACAACATTTTGGTATTTGTTGAAAACGTTTTTCAAATTTCAGATACTAACTACAACCTAGTGGACAATTATCTAGGATCAGGTAATACCTATATTGTGTTTACCAGTTCAGTTCCTTTAGACAAATACATCACAATATATTACGGCTACGCCGATTAATATTACCGGAGAGAGCGAATGCCAGAACCGTTTGTAGCACAACTTGGTAGGATCAGTGGAAAACTTTTAACTGAAAATCTATTAAGAAACGGTGTTGACCTAACTTTTAGAAATGCTCCAACTGATGCTGACCTATTATATCTAGATGTTAATAACTCTAGAATAGGTATCAATTCTAATCCACCAGACTACGAATTAGACATCGCAGGCGACTCTAGAGTAAGTGCTAATGTTATTGTGAACGGTACACAAGCAGAGGTAGATAATTTAATTTTTTATACTTCTGGAACAATAAGCACTACAGTAGGCCCTATAATTATAGAACCTAACGGTGCAGAAGCCTATGTTCAATACGGTAAAATATTAACTCCTGATTTTGAAATTAAAGACAATTATATTAGAGGCATTGCTACCAACGCTGATATTACTCTGGATGCAGCAGGCACAGGCAAAGTTAATATTTTAGCCAGTACTGACATTACAGGCAATTTAGCAGTAGTTGGAAACATCTCTGCAACAGGTGAAGTAAGACTAGACGGACAGTTTATTGTAGGAGACAGTCCAATAGATACTGTTACTATTTCTCCTGATTTTACACAAAGTATTATTCCAGGACTAGATGGAACATACGATTTGGGTAAAAACGATAAGCGTTGGTCAGAATTGCACATTTACGACATAAATGGAGTTGATAATATTAATACTGTAAATTTGTTTATTAGCGATCAAATGAAATTTACTGCTAATACAATATCAACAATTCAAAGCAATGACAATCTCATAGTTGACTCTGCAACTGGCACAATAAGAATAGAAAACATTTCTATAAATGCAGGGGTGATAAACAATTTCAATAATACTCCTATAACTATTTCTCATACAGGTACTGGCTATCTAACCATAAACGATACCAATGCCTTTAGAATTCCATACGGAACTACAGCTGAACGCACTCCGGTTGAAGTAGGAGCCACACGTTGGAATAGTGAAATAGGCTACATGGAATGTTTCGACGGCACAATATGGCAGGTGGCCACAGGTGGCGGTATTGTTATCACTGCGCCTATCATGGAAGAACTCGGCCACGTTTATACACTGATCTTCGGCTAATTCCCAAATCTGACTAAATACTAGTAATTGCAGCGAACGACCAATTTTCTGCAAGATTCGACTGTGGTAAACCAGCAGAGAGCGCAAGCTGAAAATTTGGTTATCGGTGAAACACCGGGTATTTAGGAGAGCACATGGCTATTGGTCGTATTTCCGGTCCGCTCTTAAAGTCGAATTTGATTCGTGACGGAGTCAATTTAGCCTTTGAGACAGACCTTCTTTATCTTGATGTTGTTAACTCTCGCATCGGTATCAACACGGCTACTCCTCAATACCAATTAGACCTAGTAGGCACAGCAAGAACTACAAATTTAGAAGTTCTAAATCAAATAGAAGTTGGTAATTTTACACTTACCGGCAATACAATTTCTAGCAATCTTCCAACAATTAGCTTCATAGCATCAGGCGGTGAAGCAACAGCCTATCATTCTAGACTAACTGTTAATGATATTGAAATTCACGGCAACAAAATTTCAACTACTGTTTCTAATTCAAACTTAGAGTTAGATCCTAGTGGCACAGGAAAAGTCGACATTCAAAGCGCCACCGATATTACAGGCAATCTAGCAGTCGACGGAAACATTTCTGCAACCGGCAACATCACAATAGGCGGTAATCTTATAATTGGCGATGCATTATCGGACACTATCACAATTAATGCCAGTATTCGCAGCGATCTAATTCCTGAAACTAACAACTCATACGATCTTGGATCACCGGGATATAAATGGCAAGCAGTATATGCTCAAGGAGTTTTTGCTGATAGTTTGAGTCTAAGTACATTTGATGTTGGCAACATACATTTAGAAAATAACACCATCTCTACGACAACCGGAGATCTAGTACTTGACCCTAACGGATCCGGCGCTGTAGTAATCGGCAATTTCCGCATACGTGATAATACTATTACTAACTTTGTCAGCGACAGTATAACAGAATTGACACAAACAGGAACTGGATATGTAAAAATATCCGGAACCAATGCATTTGTTGTTCCACGTGGAACAACAGGCGAACGCCCAACAACTTATGCTGTTGAGGGCATGACTCGATACAACACAGATTCAAAGGCTTTGGAAATTTGGGATGGACTACAATGGTCAAGCCCAGCAGGTACAATTGGTGCCGTTTCAGAAAGCACAGCTAACGACATTGCAATTAGATTTGCATTGACACTAGGATAATATAATGCCAACCACATTCAAACACGCAGTTAACGCAGGAATAGGAACTACGCCAATAGATGTTGTACAAATTCCTGTAGGTTTTAGAGCAACAGTTATTGGTTGCAACATTGCAAACTCTACAGAATACGAAACAGTCAACGTTGACGTATTTGTAGTCAGCGATGATAGTACACCTGCATATTATGTTAGGGGATTAACAATACCGCCTAACTCAGCGGTAAAAATTATTACCAACGGTGAAAAATTAATTTTACCAGAAACATCAGGATTGAGAATTGTCAGCGATACTGCTAATAGTGTTGACACTGTTGTTAGTTATGTTGAACTTTCATAAGGAATAAATCATGGCAAATAGCAATTATTATCTAGGACAAGATCCAGAAAGTAGACTAGGTTCTACTCCAAGATTTTTCTATGGACTAAGAAAAAATGAAAATGGTAGTGTGTTTTTAGAACGCAGCGATCAGGCAAAGAGCAATGACAGTATTTCAATTAATAATCCCGGAGACCCAGCCGAGAACTTTTCCGACTTCGAAAACGGTGTGGATTTTTACGAAGGAATAGATATTAATCATAATCTTGTATTTGATAATTTAAAGTATCAACAATACAGATGGGACGATAGAGCTATTTTTTATTATGTAGATAATGACGGTCAATTAGTAGCAAGAATTAATAACGGTCACGAATACGACAATTTTGACTCAGAGGGCTAAAATAAATCATGTCAGATTTTAAAATCAGTAGATTAAAATATACTTGGAAAGGGCAGTGGTCCGCTGGATCTAATTACCTAAATGACGATATCGTACGATTCGGTGCAAGAATATATGTTTGTATCACTCAGCATACTGCTGATGACAATTTTTACGACGACTTAAACTTTTTAAACAGTGATATTCCTCCTAGTCCTGCCCCAAGATGGGTAGTAATGGTAGAAAGCGCCAGCTGGCAAGGCCGTTGGACTGAAAATACATATTATACTAGAGGTGCTGTTGTAAAGAAAGGTGCAGTAACATATTTTTGTGTCGAAGAACATATTTCAGCAGAACTTGAAAGCGACTTTGTTTTAGACTATTCAACAAATAACTATTGGATCATTTATTCTAGTTCAGAGTCATGGAAGACAAATTGGACAGTGTCCACACTTTATAATCTTGGCGATGTTGTTGTTAACAGCGGAAGAATCTACAAATGTATAGCGGCACATGTATCAAGTGATGATCCACTTATTGGACTAGAAGGCGATTCATTAAAATGGCAATTGATCTATCTAAATAATATTTGGAAAGGTGATTGGCAAATTGACACAATTTACTATGTAGACGACATAGTAAAATACGGCGGCACAGTCTATAGATGTATTTCTCAACATCTTTCAGCGGTTAACGAAGCACTGGGCTTAGAAAACGATCAAGGCAAGTGGGCAATACTCTACGACGGAATTGAATATGCCGGAGCCTGGTCTCAAGCAGTACAGTACAAAGTAAATGATGTAGTTAAGTATGGCAGTTATTTGTACAAGTGTACAGTAAAGCATACTACCAACAGCGGACAATTTTTTGATTCGGCTTATTGGACAATATTTTGCCCGGGTTTTGAATACGATCAAGAGTGGGCATCGGGAGCCATTTATCAACCAGGTGATATTGTTAGATACGGTGGATATTTGTTCATTGCAAAACTAACACACCTCGGCGAAGAGCCAACTACCGAGACCAATAATTTTTGGAATTTATTGTTTGTCAATTCAAACATTAGAGGTGACTGGACAGCCTCTACATCTTATCAAATTGGTGATGTAATAAGAAGACAAGGCCAATTATACATTGCAAAAAGAGATGTAACTTTAACAGATACTGATTTTATTGATGACGGTTCCACGATCAATACAGAAGATTGGGAATTGATGATCCCCGGATCTAAATGGCAAGGCCAGTGGGATGCGTTTAGATCTTATGTTATTGGAGATCTTATACTATGGAGATCGGGAACATATAGATGTATTGCAAAACATGTTTCTTCATTAGGTAATCGTCCCAACGACGAAGCTGGAATATATTGGGAAAAATACACCTATAGCGACGAAAGGAACATATTAACCTATACTGGTGATATTAAAACATATGGTCTAACAGAAGACGGTAGTACCATAGGCGCTACAAATTTAACCGTTGGTAATCAAGGTCAAACATTACAAGCTAAGAGTGGGTCACCAAGCTGGGAAACTTTTAATTCTTCGGCAAAAGTCTATTACGTTGCAACCGATGGTGTTGATAGCAGAACTACTGGAACATCACAAAACTCTCCTTGGAGAACAGTGAGATATGCACTGGATAACATCACTGGACCTGCTACAGTTTTTGTAAAGAATGGAATGTACGAAGAAATACTACCGTTAAGAGTTCCATCATTTGTAGCGGTAGTAGGAGACGAACTTAGAGGAACAATTATTTCGGCATCCGATACTGTGTTTACCAATGCAGACGCCTCGGCAATGTTGGATGTTATTGATTATTTAAATTATATTATAGAATACTTGATTTTAGAACAGCCAATTGGTACTACCGAAGTAGCCAATCCGGCATACGGTTCAATTTTATATGGACATGTTCCTCAAGATTTTACAGGAACCCCTGGAACCTCTGTGCAGGTAACTGCGGCAAGATCATTATTAGCACAGATACGATCAAGACTAGCAACTGGAACAGCTTCTCCTATTACAGGAACAAATGCTCTATCTACAGATGCTAATGTACTTGCAGCAGCGGCTCAATTATTAAACAATTCTGAATTTTTAGAATCAGAAATGTCTGCATACATTGCGTTTTTGAGATCAAGTTATACACAACCTCCAAGATTTATTCCTGATGTTGTAAAAATTGTCAATGCTGTTGCTTACGATTTAAAATATCCAGGCAATTATGAAAGTCAATTTACTGGCACTTATTTTTACAATTCAAAAACTGGATCAGAAAATAGATTATCAAATATGTTTTTGATGAAGGACGGCACGGGATTAAGAAATTGTACATTAACCGGTCTTAGTGGAACACTGGGAGCATTAAATGTCTATTTGACAAGAAGACCAACTGCCGGTGCGTATGCTAGTTTAGATCCAGGATATGGTCCGGCTGATACTAGTGCATGGGTAGGAACAAAATCTCCGTATATACAAAACGTGACTACATTTGGTACAGCCTGTATTGGCCTCAAAATAGACGGCGACCTACACGACGGCGGCAATCAAACTATTGTTGCCAACGATTTTACACAGGTGTTATCAGATGGAATTGGCGTATGGTGTAATGGTACTGGTAAAACAGAAGTTGTGTCGGTCTTTACCTATTATAATCATGTTAGTTATCTATGTACCGACGGTGGAAAAATTAGAGGTACAAACGGAAACAGTTCATACGGACAATACGGAGCAGTTGCAGAAGGTTTTGATCTAAGCGAAGTTCCAATTACTGCTGTAGTCAATAATCGATATTACGATGCTAATGTAGATCAAGTATTTGCAGTCAACGGAGAATTGACCAGAGCATTTTTCAGTCATGCAGGAAACGAATATACCCAAGCAACCTATACATTAACTGGTGCAGGTATTAACGGATCCTTGCTAGCAGAAGAGTTTAGGGACGGAGCAGTTTACGAAGTAAGAATTAAAGATCCGGGAGATTCTTCAGGATCGGGCGGCGGCGGATATGCTAATGCTAAAAATAATGCACAATCAGGAGATTTATACTCTGTAACAATTGCAGGTTCTGATGATTCAGAAGCAGATAGCTATCGTTCTATGCGATTGGTACTAGATTCTGGAACTGGAACAGGTCAATACGGATATATTGCAGAATTTAACGAAACTACAAAAAATGCTTTTATAGCCAGCGAATTTAAACCACAACAAACTGTAGCATCAACTACTTCATCTGGAAACAGGATTACTATTGGCACCACAGAATATCTAAAACTTAATGATCCTGTATTGTTTACAGGAGTGGTTAGCGGAAACATACAATTAGAAACTATTTACTATGTAAAAACCATAGTAAACGCTACACAAATAACGGTAAGTGATTCAGAAGGCGGCACAGTATTTTTATTAATTAACAGTTCCGGCGGCATGATAATGCATCATCTAGGTTGGAATCATTTCCAACCAGGTACTACTATAGAGCCTGTATTAGACACAACAACCTATTACAGTATTGAACCTAGAGTTACTTTTAGTTCTACAGGTTATAATGCAAGCGCAATTAGTTTAGCCACACCAGATGACTGGATCAGTATTACCTATGGTAGTGGAAAGTGGGTTGCGGTAGCCAATGGAGTTTCTACAGCCGGATCAAATGCCGCTGGTTATTCGTCAAATGGAACTACTTGGACAGCAACTAATTTACCAACTGCTGCAACATGGGTTAAAGTTGCCTACGGAGATAATACATTTGTTGCAGTGGCATCAAGCGGACAAATTTCTTATAGTTTTGATGGTGTAGCTTGGAACGTTGCTACAGCACCCGTAGAAACATACAGTTCGGTAGTCTACGGCAACGGTCTATGGGTTGCTACATCCACCGGCGGCAAAGATATTGCAACATCACCAGATGCAATAACATGGACCGCAGGACTATTGCCAGAAGGCGCCGACTGGATTGACATTACCTACGGTAAAGGCAAATTTGTTGCCGTTTCACAAAGTGACTCGTCTACAGCACAAACAGCATATAGTACCGACGGAACCACATGGACACTGGGATCATTTATCGGTGGCTGTAGAGGAATTGCCTACGGTAATAATAGATTTGTAGCCATAGAAGGTGGCTTCGCCGGAGCTAACTCCACTTTTTATAGTTTTGACGGTATAACATGGACTCCTGCATCTATCGATACACAAAATTGGCAGACTATCAAATACTTCCAAGGAACATTTGTTGCTCTAGCAGAAAGTTATGATAAAGTAGCAGTGTCAACAGACGGTATCAACTGGGCGTATAGAAGTTTGAGTGGAGTCCAGTCATGGAGAGATATAGCCGGCGGCGGTATTGGCAAACTGGTAGCAGTGTCTGGATTATCAGCAACTACTGTTGGTAATTTGTTATCAATGGGAACTACTCCTCAGGCTAGAGTAACATTGGGAAGTGGTCGTATTTTAAGTATATTGTTATGGGAAGTAGGCAGCGGTTATTCTTCAGCACCAGTAATGACATTAACAGATCCTAATAACACAACAGAAGTTACTGTAGGAGTTAGAGTTGGTAATGGAGTATTGGGCACTCCGTCGATTGTAGATGTTGGCGAATCTTATCAAACATTAACTACAGGTGCTATTGTAGCTGGAGACGGATATAAAGATCAATATCAAACTGGAAAATTTCTTGTAGTTGACAGTTTAACTCGTATACCGGGTCCTGGCGATAACTTAAACATAAACGGCATCGATGATTATACCTACAAGGTATTGTCAGCAGTTGTTCTTGGAGGAACAGTAGGAGATTACACTGCTCAAATTGCAATAGCAAAAACCCTAGGAAGAGAAGAATCTCCGGAGCACGACGAATCACTTACTATTAGACAGTTGTACAGTCAAGTTCGTTTGACAGGTCACGATTTCTTAGATGTAGGATTAGGAAACTTTGAACAAACAAATTATCCTAATACATTATTTCCTGTAGGAACAGTTCTTGCACCAGAAAATGAAGTTGTAGAAAAAGGCGGCGGCCGAGTATTTTATTCGAGCACTGACCAAGACGGTAATTTCCGAGTTGGAGAAGTTTTTGCAGTTGAGCAATCGACTGGTACAGTGACTATTAGTGCTGATTTCTTTGTGCTAGAAGGACTAGAAGAACTATCTCTAGGCGGAGTAAGCGTTGGTGGATCAGGAGTTGTAATTAGAGAATTTTCAACAGACCCATTATTCATCGCAGACAGTAATAACATTGTTCCTACACAACGGGCAGTTAAAGCCTATTTGTCAAGAAGAGTGTCAGGTGGTGGTTCTGATGCATTTACAACATCAGTAGTTGCAGGTGTGGTAAGAGTTGGACCTACTGATATTGGAACAACAACAAGCGAACAACTTAACATACCTGTTAAGGTTAATTTTAAACAACCTTTCAGTGGCGACTTATTAACTAATACCTACTTCCTTGCAGGAAGGGGTATGATATAAGTATTTTTTGACGAGCATAAATATTAATAACGGATTGGAGCTAAAATGGCTGAATTTAAACTAGGTAGAATTAGATTTGTATGGAAAGCAGACTGGGTAACCGGTACTACATACTATAAAGATGACGTCATCAATTATGGTGGACGTACTTATTTGTGCGTATCAGGGCATACTGCTAACGCAGATTTTTATGCTGATCTGGATGTAATTCCTACAAAATGGAATTTATTTGCCGACGGCCAATCATGGAAAGGTGAGTGGGAACAGTTAACTTTATACAAAGAAAATGATCTTGTTAAATATGGCGGATTTGTTTATATTTGTACTCAAGGTCATACTTCGTCAACCGAAACTAACGGATTAGAATTTGATTTAGATCTAGGCGATAGCGCACTATCAAAATGGGAATTATACGCAGAAGGATTTGAATGGAGAAGCGATTGGAGTTCTGTCGTTCGTTATCGCAAAAACGATATTGCAAAATACGGCGGAAACAATTATGTTTGTAATACTCCTCACACTTCTGCAGCCACCGCAGCGTTAGGTCTAGAAGCAGACTTAGAAAAATGGGATATCTTAAGTGAAGGTTTTGATTGGAAAGGCGACTGGTCAGTTAGCCTACGATATAAAATCAACGACGTTGTAAAATACGGCGGTCAGTCATATATTTGTAATGAAGGTCACACTTCTGCAGGAATAGCAGCCAACGGCCTAGAAGCCGACCAATCAAAATGGGATTACTTCCACAAAGGTATTGAATACAAAGGCGAATGGGCTAATGCAGTCCGTTACAAAGTTAACGATTTAGTAAAATACGGAAATAGCATTTGGAGATGTAATACATATCACACAAGTTCAACAAACTTTAGTGTAGTTTATTTTGAACAGTTTGTTGAGGGTATAGAATTTGAAAGTTTTTGGAGTTCTGCAACAACCTATCAACCGGGCGACATTGTTAGATACGGTGGTTATTCTTATATTTCTAAAACAGTACACACTAATGTTATACCAACTGATACTTCAAATTGGGATCTCTTTACAACTTCCTTTAAATTTGAAGGCGAATGGAGTTCTGGAACAGCGTACTTGCCAGGTGAAGTGATTAGACACGGCGGTTATACATACACCGCTACACTATCAGGAACTAACAAAAATCCAGAAACTGAAACTACCTATTGGTCTAGACTAAACAGTGGCCTAAGATGGAGAGGAGAATGGTTAAATTCAACTTCTTATCTATTAGGCGATATTGTAAAATACAATTCAAGTAGTTATATTTGTATTCTTGGACACACATCAGATGATGACGACAGTACACTTACTCCAACAACAAACAGTCCAGAGAAAGACAATACTGGAACATATTGGAATTTAATTACCAGCGGACTAGAAGATAGTGTTTTAACTACTACAGGAGATTTAGTTTATTACGCTCCTACAGGTCCTACAAGACTGCCTATTGGTGAAGAAGGACAAGTTCTTGCTGTAGAAAATGGAGTTCCAGTTTGGAAATTCTGGGGTAAAGTTGAACAGGTTTATTATGTTGCAGCGCATGGTGTAGATGCACCTTATCCTGCATACGGAACAACCATTGATCGGCCGTGGGCTTCTGTAAGATATGCCTGTGAGCAGATTGCTAAAGGTACAGAATTTTCAAATGCCGCATATCTGTTAAATCAAAATAGAACATTCATACAAAAAGAACTTACCGAATGGGTCGTTTATCAGATTGCCAACAGTATTGCTCCTTTTGCTGGTTTTGTTAATGACAGCCAGGCATTGTGCGAACGTGATATTGGTTTAATTGTAGACGCATTTGTCTATGATCTAACACACGGTGGAAATACCAAAACAATCGCTGCTACAGAATCTTATTTTACAGCACTTGGTGTTATTGAACCATTTATTGCTGACGAAGAAGAGCAACTAGTAGCATCTATTAATTACACTGTGACGCTAATAGATAAAATCTTAGCTAATCTTGCACCAGTTGCAAATTACCAAGCACTAAACGGAATTAGCGTAGGCAACAGAATTAAACAAATCATAGATTTCAATTATGATTCTGAAACTGGAGCAGGTGCCCTTATTACAGGACTAGCTGAAATAATTACAGATGCGTTAACTGCAAATAGTATTGCAGATTTACCAGCAGCCGATGTACCAAACTATACAATTAATGTAAAAACAGGACAATTTTACGAAGTTCTACCAATCTACGTTCCAGCAAATACTGCAATAGTAGGTGATGAATTACGTAGTACTAGAATTAGTCCAGCTGGTTCATTGATCGCAGCCAATGACAAGGCAAAATCTGTAACTACTTTACAGAGACTAAAGGCTATTACTTCAGACATTATTACTAACGTTGCAGTAACACCTACTTCAGGTAATACAGCTACACAAAATACAACCAGTCAAAAGGCTGGTAATGTTGGTAGTGCAACCGCAGTGTCAAGCATTGAAGCAAATATCACTGAAATTAAAGATATTATTTCTAACGGCCTAGGGTCAGTTGATGCATTTGTTTTGCCAAGTCCGACAAACTGGGGAACAAGTTTAACCAATACTGCTTACGCTTCAACTGGCAATGTTACTGGTGCAACATCTACATATGACAATGCTAGAGCACAAATTTTAGCCAACACAGCATTTATCAAAGCAGAAATTACTGCATGGATTGCTGTTCAAGTAGCAGGAAACATTGCACCGTTCACGACATCATTTACATATGATGCTGCGGCATGTGCTCGTGATGTAGGATACATTTTAGATGCAGCTCGATATGATATCACCTACGGTGGTAATACACAGACAAGAATTGCAGCAGATGCATATTACAGCTACGGTGAGGCAACATTTGGTAGCGGAGAAAAGGCAGCAACCTTAGCAGCATTTGCAAGATTAAAAACAGTTGTAGGTCAGGTTGTTACAGAAGCAGCAGTTTCTGTATCAGCAGGCAACGCTCTAACACAAGATGTTAGCGGTACTGCTGGTAATACCAGTTCAAAGAATTTTGCCGAAGAGCGTGTACAAGAAATTATTAACACTATTACTGCCGACGGTGTATTACCAACACTAATAGCACCTGCAACTTCTTGGGTGTCAGCAGCATTGTTAACTGCAAGAACAGTACTTAACAGTCTAAGATCTACAGTACAAACTGATTCAGTTACTTACATCAAGAGAGAATTCCCAACACTGAACTTTAATGAAACTACCTGTTCTAGAGACGTAGGCTACATCGTAGATGCATTAGGCTACGACTTGATGTTTGGCTCAAATTTTGCTTCTATCAAAGCAGGAATGGCCTATAGAAGAGGAACTAGTTCAGCACTATTGGTAGTGGCCAATCAGTTGGCAGCAACTCTAGGTATTATTGACTTCATTGGACACAAGGCAAAACAAATTGCAGCATCGGGAGCAACAGTTGCTGCCGGTAAGCTATGGGATTATGCTATTGACTATGTCAACACAGGAACACGCCCGGTTGTATTTGGCACAAACATTCCGGTAACAGATACCGATCTAATAAATGGTGCTAAAATTCTTGAACTTAACAAAGATTTCTTAGCAGCAGAAGCTACTGCATATGTTGCCAATACATTTAAAACAACTGTATCATCAGCAGATGGTAGTACAGACACATTTACATGTAGTTCGCAAACATGGTTAGTTGCAGGCGACACAATACGATTCACAGGAACTGTATTTGGTAATGTTGCACTAAACACAACCTACTATGTATTAGCATCTGGACTAACAGCAACAACCTTTAAGATCTCAACTAGCCTAAATGGCACAGCAGTTGATTTATCTGCAGCCAGCGGTACTATGGTTGCTAACTGGTACTACAGTGCTGCCCGTTGTGAAAACGATGTAAGAAATTATGTTGATGCTATATCTAAAGATTTAGTATATACAGGCAATTTTAACACAGTGACGGCAGCTAGATATTACAGAAATGCCTATACAGGTTCTAAACTAGAAGACATGTTCTATGTAAGAAATGGTTGCGGTGTTCGTAATCAAACACTCACAGGCCTAGATGGTACATCAGACGGTAATACCGCAGGTGCAGGTGATGCAGACGGACTAACCCCAGTTAATGAATGGGGTACACAACGTCCGTTAGCAGGTGCATATGTATCTCTTGATCCAGGATGGGGTCCTAACGATGATCGTGCATGGGTTACTAACAAATCAACTTACGTACAAAACGTAACAACATTTGGTACTGCCTGTGTAGGTCAAAAGATCGATGGCAGCTTACACGCAGGCGGTAATGATTCTATTGTTAGCAATGACTTCACACAGGTATTGAGTGACGGTATTGGAGCATGGATTACTAACTTAGGTCGTGCAGAACTTGTTTCGGTGTTCTCGTACTACAATCACATTGGCTATCTAGCTGAAAACGGTGGTAAGATTCGTGCTACCAACGGTAATAACTCCTACGGAACATTTGGTTCTGTTGCTGAAGGATATGATGTTACTGAAACTCCGATTACAGGAGCAGTTGATAACCAAGCCCAAGAAGCTAGTGTTAGAAGTATTATCACAGACGGCAATCAATTGCTAGTTATGGAATATTTAAATGCTGGTTTAGATTATTCAACAGCTAGCTATACTATTTCTGGTGCAGGATCCGGAGCAGCAGTATCTACAATAGATACTAGAAATGGCGGATTATATCAGGTAAGATTAACTGATCCGGGCGATAGCACAGGACCTGGCGGTGTTGGTTATGTAACTTCTGGCAACGTAGCACAAGGCGGAAATACAACACAGATTACTATTGCGGCTGCTGATAGCGCATTAAGTACAGCCTATGTAGGCATGCACTTGTTTATTACAGCAGGAACAGGCGCAGGACAGTATGGTTATATTCAAACCTATAACAACGGAAGCAAAGTTGCTACTATTAGAAAAGAAAGTGACGGTACAGCAGGATGGGATCATGTGATTCCAGGTACGCCAATTGTGGCTTCACTGGATCTTACTACAGTTTATGAAATTACACCTAGAGTTACATTTAGTGATCCTGGTTATACAAAAACTATAAGATCGCTATCCACTGCTAGAAATTGGAATGATGCTGTTTACGGAAACGGTTATGCCAGCTACTTAGGTTTAAGTGCTACAGGGGGTGTAGGATCTAGTTCTACATTTGATGTTGTAAGAAGAAATGGAACATATACTGTAACTATTAATTCTCCTGGATTTGATTTCGTAGTAGGTAATACATTAACTATTGCTGGCACAGCAGTAGGTGGTGCAGCTCCAACTAACAACATTAGCATAACAGTTGATGCAATAGATTCTACAGATGGTAGTATTACCGCAGTTTCCGCAACAGGCACAGCAATTGCTGGAGCATATGTTGCAGTAGGATCTAGCACAAATAAAGCAGGTTATTCTATAGATGGAACAACTTGGAGCGAAGTAACATTACCAGCAGTTGGCGATTGGCAATCTATTGCGTACGGTGTTTACTCTAGCGTTAGCAAGTATGTTGCAATCGTAAGAGACGGCACAATTGCAGCACACTCAGTTGACGGCGTCAACTGGTCGACTAGTTCTATTGGCGAAGGTGGTGACTGGGTAGGCATTGCCTACGGTAGTGCAAAATTTGTTGCAATAAGTGAAAGCGATTCCGGCACAACATCCAGAGCAGTATCATCAGATGGCGGCTTAACCTGGAGTGTTGGTAGCGTATCAACAGGCGCCAAAGCTATTGCGTTTGGTAATGGCCGATTTGTCATTGTTGAAGGTAATTTTAGCAATAGTGTAGCATGGTCTACAGATGGCGTTACATGGAATGTGACAACAATGCCAGCTAATGCTGATTCAACAGAATCAAATTGGTTTGACATCGCATTCGGTAACGGAAGATTCGTTGCAATTGCTGATAATGCAACAATGGTTGCTTACAGTTTCAACGGTGCAACATGGTATTCTTCAACACTGCCAGTTAGTGCAGACTGGAGAAAAGTTGTATACGGTAGTGGAACTTTCCTTGCACTTGCAGACGGAGAAATTGCAGCTAGTTCACATGATGGTAAAAATTGGACTTCAAGAAGCACAACAGTAGCAACAATCAGCGTGACTGATACTGCCGAAGATGATTCAACAGCATGGGCATCAGGCACGTTATCTTCCGTTGCAAATTGGAGTGCTGTAGGATATGGCGGTTCTAAATATGTTGCAGTATCGGGTCCTACATTAAACGTAGCATATTCAACTAACGGTGGATCTACTTGGAGTGCAGGAACTATCCCAACAGGTACAGACGATGCTCGATGCATTGCCTACGGTGGCGGCACATGGGTAATTCCTTACATCAGTTCAAACGATGTAGCAACTTCCAGCGATGGTATTACATTTAGTTTCCAAAGCAACGTACTAACAGCCGTTCGAGATTGGAGTGCTATTACTTACGGAAATGGAACATTTGTACTAGTTGGTAATAGTTCTTCTGTAGCACAATATTCAACTAACGGAACTTCATGGTCTTCTAGTACTATGCCAGGTACCGACGAATGGACCAGCGTTGCCTATGGAAATATTGGCGGTACTAACTATTTTGTTGTAGTTAGCGGTAGTACCACAAACTCAACAGCAGGCGCAAGCTCTGTAGATAACGGTGCAACATGGACTGCTAGAACACTGCCAACATCAACACGATGGAGCAGTGTAACGTTTGGTAATAGTACATTTGTAGCAGTAGCTGGAAACAGTGGTACTACTACAACATCTGCAGCCTACAGCACTAACGGCACTACATGGTCTGCTGCTACATTACCTGGTGCAGCAGCCCGTTGGACAAATGTAACATGGAACGGTAGCGTATTTGTGGCAACTGCCTATAACAGCAGCAGATCAGCAATATCTGAAGATGGTATAACATGGACAGAAATTACTATGACTACCACAGCCAACTGGAATGCTGGTGCAAGCGATGGTGCTTATAACACAGTGGTAGTTGGATACGGAAGTTCAGCGGTTAAGACTCAGTTCTATCAAGCTAATACCAATTACCTAACAGTGGCCAGTACCGCAGATTTATCAGTTAATGACACTGTACAATTTAGTTCTGGAGTTATTGGTGGCGTGTCAAGCGGCACTCGATATTTTATTAAATCAATTGCCAGTGCAACACGCTTTAATATTTCGTCATCAGTTGGAGGAAGTGTTGTAACACTAACTACCGGCACCGGCACAATGGCTGGAACTATTGGTAAATTATATTCAGCAGCGGCCTACGGCAACCCTACAGGCAATGCAGGATTCCTTACATTCAATCAAGGTGGTCGAAGAGCACTAGCAGTATATGTAGGTACAAGAGCACGTGGTAGAGCATGGGTAAATGACGGACTCATAAGAGAAATTTGGGTACATGAGCCAGGATCTAATTACACCAGCGCACCAACAATGACCATTGTTGATCCTAACAATACAGGTGCAGATGCAACCTATGTTGCTAGAATTGGTGATGGAGTATTGGCACAACCAAACTATTCAAATAGAGGTGCAAATTACACAGCATCATCTACAACTGTAACAGGTGACGGATACGCAGACAACTATCAAGTTGGCGCATTTATTGACTTCAAAGATCTTACAGACGTTCCAAGAGGCGGCGCAAACTTGCAAATTGCAGGAATTGACGATGTCTATTACAGAATCGTCAACGTAAGAGATCTAACAGGTGTGGGTCCGTACAGTGCTCAGATTCAAGTAAGTCCGGATGTTGGAACATTGGAATCACCAGACCACAACGCAGTCACTACAATTAGACGACGCTACAGTCAGGTGCGTTTAACAGGCCATGACTTCTTAGACATTGGTACTGGAAATCAAACCAATACCAATTATCCGGGTCTACCAACAACAGACCCAATTCCTGCTAACGAAACAGTTGATTCAAATGGCGGTCGTGTATTCTATACATCAACTGACCAAGACGGTAATTTTAGAGTTGGTGGATTGTTCAACGTTGAGCAGTCAACTGGTACTGCAACATTAAATGCAGATGCATTTAATCTAGCAGGATTGAACGAACTAAGTTTGGGTGAACTAGCGTTGGGCGGAGGTGGAGCAACAATCACTGAATTCTCAACAGATCCGTTCTTTACGGCGGATTCGGATACAGTGATACCAACTCAAAGAGCTATTAAAGCCTACATTTCAAGTCAAATTGGTGGTGGCGGATCTAGCTTGAATGTTAATACGTTAACAGCAGGTGTTATTTTCATAGCAGGACAAGAAATCACAACTACAACTAATGTACAGATTAACATAAATAGTAAAGTGAACTTTAAAGCTGGTGTTGATGGATATGCTGTCGCACTGAACTTATTTTTAAATGCATAACGGAGAAATTTAAATGGCTACAGGAAGATTAGGAATAGCAGATTTAGCAGCAGCTACCAATACTAGCGTTTACACCGTTCCATCAGGGTATTTTGCAGTGCTTAGTGTGAACATTTGTAATAGATCAAACCAAGCAATTGCAGTAAGAATTGCAACCGCTGATTTGGATACACCAGTAAACGGAGAATATCTAGAATACGATACTGAAGTTTTAGGTCGTGGCGTTCTAGAAAGAACAGGTATTATTGTTGCAGCAGGTCAAAAAATTGTGGTAAGATCAAGCGGTGCCAATGTCAGCGCAGTTGTTTTTGGCATTGAAACATCTACAACATAAATACATATACGAGGAATTAATAAAATGGGAAGATACATCACAACAACCGGTACTGCACAAAACGTGACTAGAACCGTAGGCACTGCATATGCGGCACAAGTTAATGATAGAATCATTTGCACCACTGGTGGTTTCACAATCACATTGCCTGCCACGGCAACCTTGATTGAGAACGATACCATTCAGGTAATTGACGCAACCGGTGTTTCTGGTTCAAGCAACATTACACTTGCTAGAAACGGTTCAAAAATTCAAAACTTGAATGAAGATTTAGTAATCAACGTAAACAATGCTTGTGTCACATTAGTGTGGACAGGTGCTACATACGGTTGGTTAATTACAAGATAAGAGAACCACAATGGCAAATTTGACATCATTTTTTGTTAACGACTCCGGTGCAGTAAATCAGGTCAACAGAGAATTTCAACTGGCAATTTACAATACCGACACTCCGTCGGTAACTAACGGTGGATCATGCTGCCTATGGACCGTTCCAGCTGGAATTACTTGGGCCGTGTTTGAAACATGGGGCGGTGGTGGCTCGGGTGGTGGCGCATGTTGTTGTATGGGTCCTTACTATGGTCCAGAAAGTGGTGCATACTCTAAAAAGAATCTAGCAGTTACAGCAGGACAACAATTTTGCATTTGTGCAGGCGGCAGCGGCTGCTGTAATACACAGTGTTGTGGAGTCTGTGGATATCCTAGTTGGGTATTATGCCAAGCTGGCGGAGCCACAGTGACTTGCGCAGCCGGCGGATGCGGCGGATGCGTACAATGTTTTAGAAGCTATCAAGGCTGTACAGGTATCTGCTTTGGTATGTGTAAAATGGGTTGCGATGTTGGACCAAGTGATTTTACTCAGCCTAAGATCATGAGTCAACCAAAAACATCAAACTATTGCTGGCAAAATATGTTCGAGTTCAAATCAGGACCAACCAAATATAAAGCAAATCTACTCTTAGGTATAGAGCATTGCTCAACAAGTTTAACTATCTCTGGCTGCTCACCATTTGGCGCACCGGCGTATCCGGGAGGACCCGGTAATAGTGCAACAGCCTGCGGTGGCGGATGCTGTTGGGGCGGTTGGGGTGCCGGCGGACTAGTAGTAGTAAATTACGGATAATAGGAAAAATAAAATGGCAGAAAACACACCAATCGTAAAAACATTCACATATGATATTGCTGATGCATACCTTTATCAAACAAATAGTTTGAAAAGAACAGCCCAGTGGACTTATAAGGGTCCTAGGTATTTGTGGATATTTGTAGATGCAGCTACTAACAAAATTATGAGTAGATTTCATTATACTGAAAAAGATAATGGCGATACTGTACCAACGCCACAAGGGCAGATCAAAGTTATGGTAGATGCTGCTATAAATCCAGAAATTGCCAGTTGCATCCATAACGAGACCATATACGGTGAACTACCTCATACATCTGAAGTATTACCAGATGGCAGCACATACGGTCATCCAAATCCTATTCCGCCTGATCATACATACGAACTCACAGAAATACAATATAATGCTACAACAGAAAAATTTGTAAAACCTTATCCGTGGAAAAAACCACACATGGATTGGGAAACATTAAAAAATGTTAGAAATGCTATGTTACAAGCAACTGATGGAAAAATAGCACAAGCAGCTGATGTTGATAAAACAGCTTGGGAAACATATAGACAAAAACTAAGAGATCTACCTAGGGTATTTGCAGGTATTGATCCTTGGAAAGTACCGTTTCCTATTGAGCCCGGCACTACGCCGTCACCTACTGACCAAGCGGGGTAATTAAATGGCAACGTTAACTTCGTTATTTCCAGATACCGCTACAACAAACATTATACAGCCTGCAACGGGCATATTTAATCAGTTATATGTTCGAAATACCAGTTACGACAACGTAACCAACGGTGGTTTTTGCTGTCTATGGACTGTACCTACAGGAACAACGTGGGCCCGTTTTGAAGTATGGGGTGGCGGTGGCGATGGCGGTGGCGCCTGCTGCTGTCAACAGCCTTCAATGGGTGGTGGTTCAGGTAGCTATGCTAGAAAAACTACTCGAGTGGTTCCTGGCGAAACCTATAGACTATGTGCAGGAGGCAGCGGCTGTTGCTCTCAATCATGCCTAGGTACCTCGGGTTTTCCTAGTAGCGTGTGCAATCCAGGAGCAAGTTCATATCCAGTAGCATTGTGTGCTAGTGGTGGGTATGGCGGCACCAGCAGTTGCTTCTACGCTATTTCTAGTTGCTATCATTGCGCCACTACAATCTGCGGATGCACCTGCGGCGCTGACTTTAGTCTTTGCGGACTTACAGGATCAGCTCACGCATCATGGTGCGGATTTGATGCATGGCAATATACTCCACAAGGAACATATGCCGGAGGCGGCGCAAGAACTGGTTCAACTCATTGCGGTGAATTCTGGATGGGTTGTGCAATTATGGGCAACGGAAATATATTCCCAGGTGGCGGTGGCGGTACAGCTATATCATATGGCGCTTGCTGTTGGGGCGGATGGGGCGCCGGCGGCCAAGTACTGGTCACTTTCAAATAAGGAATCAAAATTAAATGGCAACTCTAAAAGCGTTAACAGGGACAATTACTGCTATTGCAGCTACCAATTTTCCTACAGAAGTTTTGATCTATAACACCAGCGTGGATAGTCCGGCTAACGGAGGACGTTGCTGTCAATTTACATTGCCTTCTAATACTCGATATGTTAAATTTGAGATGTGGGGTGGCGGCGGTGGTGGCGGCGGTGGTTGCTGCTGCCAACAAGGTAATCCCGGCGGTGCCGGTGCATATGCGGTAAAAACTGTATGCAGCACCAATCTTGGCGGATGCCAATACACAATTTGTGCCGGCGGAACTACCAGTACATCACCCAACTGTATCGGCTGTGCTGGATGCGACAGTTTTGTTCAAGGATTTGGTCTTAGTAATTTTTGTGCCAAGGGTGGAAATTATGGAGACACTCATTGTTTCTATCAATTTTGTCATCCTTGCTGCATACCTTTTACACACTGCTGTAACGGATTTGGCGGAGATATTTGTATCCACGGTCAACACAGTACATATCAAAGTTATAATTGGTGCGCACAAGCATTCCAGCAGCATGCCATGTTAGCAGCAGCTACAGCATCTGGCCCTATGTTTGGTCCAGGCGGTTGTATTAACGGTTCACCTAATGGATCGTGTACCAACTGGTTCACTAAGTCATATTTTCCAGGCGGCGGCGGCATGAGTGTGCATACCATTGGCGGCAACTGCTGGTGCGGCGGCCACGGTGGTGGTGGCCTTGTTTCAGTAACTTACGGATAAAAAAATGCCAAAAATTCAAAAATCATTTACCTACGATGTGCCTGACGATTACCTACATCAAACTCGAACATTGAACAAAGTCGGAGTTTGGACTTACGACGGCCACGATAAAATTTGGGTATTTGTTGACGCAGAAACTAACAGACTTACCGGAGATTTTAAAACTCCAGATGAGGATGGAGCGACTTACCCAACACCCTTAAATCTTATAAAAGTAGAAATTGACTGCAATCTTAATCCTTTATTAGCCTGCCTAGTAGGAGCTGATGAAGTTCGAGATTATAATCTTTTAGACCAACATGAAGAAACACTGCCAGACGGCACAGTATATCGTAGACCGTTGGTTCCTCCTCCAGATCACACTTATGAAATGACTGAGATTGCATATGATCCTATCACAAATACATTTGTCACTCCGTATCCATGGAAAAAACCACATGTAACATGGCAAGATATTCGTGAGTGGAGAAACAGAAATTTACAAATGTCTGACCCTAGAGTTATAGACGACATGCCTGCTGCTATCAAAGCCAAATGGGAAGAACATCGTCAAAAACTCAGAGATATTCCACAGACGTTTGGTGCTGCTCCAGGCGGTACGCCGCCTATAGATCCCTGGAAAGTACAACCAATAACGGCGCCCGACGGCACTGAATAAAAAAAGGAGCATTGCTCCTTTTTTTTTGAGTTCAGAAATATTGCTCTCTCCTTGAAAAGATGCTAAATTATATAGTATCAAAAACATTTAGGGATCACACATGACAGAACGAACCAAAGCATTTTTTATTAACGGAGGCGCCGGCCGTGTACTCTGTTCAATACCTGCCTTAGAAAAATACGCCGAAGAAGTTGATAAAAATTTTATAGTTGTCTGCGAAGGTGGAACAGACTTCTACAGAGGTCACCCAATATTACATTCAAGGTGCTACGATCATTGGCACAAAAATTTATTTGAAGACAAATTAATTAATTGCGATTTAATTACTCCTGAGCCCTATCGAGTTTGGGAATATTTCAATCAAAAATGTTCTATTGCACAAGCATATGATATTGCCATAAACAACAAAGGCATTAGAGAACTACAGCAGCCATTTTTAAAATTATCTAATGACGAATCTATACTAGGATTTAACATTGTTAAAGAAGTAAAAGAAAAAACCGGAAAGAAAAAAGTAGTTGTATTCCAACCGTTTGGCCGCGGAGTTAAGGCCGACAATAATATCATATATGATCCAAGCGGTAGAAGCTTTGAAGGCGTCCATGTGATTGAGATTGTAAAAAAATTACAAAAAGAAGACCTAGGTGTTATTGTAATGAGTGAACTTGGAATAGACTTTCAAAAACACGGTTGCAAAGATCCCGTGGCCCTACCTCAAAATGTATCACTAAGGCAGTGGGCAGGAATTATTGGCCAAGCTGACTATTTCCTAGGCTGTGACTCGGTGGGACAACATCTAGCGGTAGCGTTAAACAAGCCGCTATCGGTAGTGCTTGGTTCAACTTTTCCAATTAATGTTACCTATATGGACTACGATAAATTAGATATTTTAGATATGGGCGGAGAAATTCGTCAATACAGCCCAATTAGAATTACCATGGACGATGTTGCAGATCGTGGCAACGACGGTATTATGAAGATGAATGAAAAAGTTGAAAATGCCATTGTAGAATCTGTAAAAAAAGGAATTGAAAACTTTCCTATTCTTCAATCTACAACAGAAGAAATTTCAGTAACATCTGCTCCTACCTGTCCTACCTGCTAAAAAATGAAGAGATTTTTTGCTTTTGGTTGCAGTTATACTAATTATGCATGGCCTACTTGGGCTAATTTGCTATCGGTCAGCTATGACGAATTTTATAATTGGGGACTAGCAGGCATTGGTAATCGTGCCATTGCCGAAAGAGTAGCAGAAGCTAATGTTAAACACGGATTTACCAAAGATGATCTAATCATAGTGCAGTGGAGTAGTCACCTACGTAATGATTGGTGGCACAAATACAGTTGTTCGGATAGGCCCTATCAATGGAAGACAGGCGGCAGTATATTCAATTATATCAATGAAAAACTCTATGACAATAAGTGGGTAGATACATTTTTCTATGAACCTGCATATTTTATGCATACCCTAAATCATATTTCATTAACTCAAGGCCTGTTAAAATCTATAGGTTGTGAATGGTACATGAGCAGTATGGGTGATATTCGAAACCTAGGTGCAGATCTTAGAAATCATGCAGATTACGGAGAATTAGGACACATACCTACACCGGGCGATGTTAACGTTGATATGTTAGCATGGAAAAAAATTCCAGAGCTATCAATATACAATAAAACAATTTGGGAAGACAATCAGGATCATTGGCTTATGCCCATGGAAACTCACGCACAGCTACATAACGAACATACCTACAAGTACATAGACGATGGCCGAGGCGGTACTAAACAGTTTACGGACGATTTTCATCCAACCCCAAGACAACATGCGTTGTGGATTGAAAGTCAATTAGCTGATAGATTAAATTTATCAAAAGAGACTATGGATTTTGCCTACAGTGTAGCTGAAAGAGTCGACGATCATTTTAATAAATTTAAATTTAGCAAAATGCAATTTACAGAAAAATTATTTTCTAATGAGTTTTTTGAAAAGAAATATGACAAAATGCAATGGCCTACACAGTTGATGGGATTTTGATATGAAAAGATTATTCACCTTTGGTTGTAGTTATACCAGTTATTCTTGGCCTACCTGGGCTAATTTGTTGTCTATTGATTATGATGAATTTTACAATTGGGGTCTTGCAGGATTAGGAAACAGAGCGATTGCTGAGAGAATAGTAGAGGCGCATCACAGACACACATTTACTGAAGATGACTTAATTATAGTGCAGTGGAGCAGTCACCTACGTAATGATTGGTATCACGAACACAGTCTACCTGAAAGACGTTCTAATTGGAAAACTGCTGGTAGCATTTTTAATTACCTAAATCAATCTCTATATGATCAAAAATGGGTTGATACATTTTTCTATGAACCAGCATATCTCATGCATACCTTAAACAATATAAGTTTAACTCAGGGTTTTTTAAATTCAACCGGTTGCAAATGGTACATGACTAGTATAGGAGATATACGTGATATGGGGGATGATTTTAGAGATGCTCCTGGATCAGGAGAAAAACATATCTATGATAATCCTAATAGATCAAAAACTGGTCTTGCCTGGGACAAAATTGCTAATTTAAAGTTCTATGAAGAAAAAATATGGAATGATCATGCAGATCACTGGCTTACTCCATTAGAAACTATAGCAAAACAACATTTAGATTTAACTTTTGAATTTGATGATACTAATGCTCCTGGTGAAAAGTTTTTTGACATCCACCCTTCTCCACATCAAAACATTATATGGATAGAACAAGAATTAAAAGACAAATTAGAATTAACAGAAACTTCAATTAATGCTGTTAAAGAACTTGCAGACAGTATACATAGTTTGCAGAAAAAAATGAAATTTGACAAAATTACATTCGAACTTACCCTGGCTAAACGAATAGATTGGCCCAGTTCAGTGAGTCATATGGTGTGGCCAACTTGGCCTAACGGATTTTAAAGGAATACAATGAAAAAAGATATCTGGATTGCAGCATTAGCTCGAGGACATAACAGCAGTGTGTGTCTCTTAAAAAATGGCGAAATCGTATTTTCGATTGAGGAAGAGAGATTAAGTAGAAATAAGTATGACGGCGGCCCGTACGCTGCAATGCTTAAAATACTAGACTACACTGACAAGATTGATTATCTTGTAATAGCACATACACAAAGTCTACAAGAAACCGCAGGTAGAGTTGACTTTAGCGGTGACGACATTTATACCGGACTTGCAAGAAAACTAGGATTAATTAGTAGAAAAGAAAATCCTTACAAACATCCGCAGGTAATTGATCTTAGTCACGTGCATCATAAACTACACGCTGCTTGTGCATTTTACAGGTCAGGGTTTGATCAAGCAACAGCACTAATTGTAGACGGCGCCGGCACATTTATTCCACTTAATATTAGTGGTGAACAAATCATTGGATGGGAAACTGAAAGTATCTATGACTGTAAATATCCTGCAAGTTTTAAAACGGTGTACAAACACATTGGACTTAGAGGGCCAAATCCTGGTGCATTAGTTAAAAGTTTTGATGGTACCATGTACGACGAACCAGGGCAGACGCACGAAGCATTGATTACAGATCGTGCAGGTATTACCAAAGTCTACGAAGCTGTAACACAATATTGTGGATGGTCAAGTATTGAAGCAGGAAAAACTATGGGATTGTTCCCATATGGAAAAGAAAATTCAAATATTCCTAAATTGTTTGATGACACAAGTATATCTCCAGTGGCCAATAGGAATCTTATTGTTCCAACGTATCCAAACGGTGCTGTAGTAAATGCTGAGTTATTTTCTTATCTAGGTAGCGATGCTACACAGATGTCCTGGGGTGATAATAGCGATGTTACATATCTAGACAATCGCAGAGATCTAGCATATGCTTGTCAAACTCAAACTCAAGAACAAGTTTTGAGATTAATTCGAAAAGCTGTAGAAATGACTGGACAAAAGAAAGTGGTAATTAGCGGAGGTTACGGACTAAACTGTGTAGCAAATTACTACTATCTACAACATCTAAGAGCCGAAGGAATTGAAATTTACGTAGAACCTATTAGTAATGACGCCGGAACTGCAATAGGCGCAGCCTTAATGTTTTATAAGAGTATAGAACCACAATCTAATATAGATTATTCAAAAGACGGGCTATATCTAGGATTCAAGTATGATTATTCTGATGCAGATATTGCTGCATTTACACAATCCCATGGCGCTGAAATTACAGATGCTACTGATCAAGACATTGTAGATCTTTTGATTAACAAAAATATCGTGGCATTTTTTCAAGGGCGTAGCGAGAACGGCCCTAGAGCACTAGGTAATCGAAGTATTCTATTTGATCCAAGATTTAGTGACGGAAAAGATTATGTAAACAGTGTTAAGAATAGAGAATATTTCCGCCCGTTTGCAGGATCAATTATGCAGGAGCACGTACATGAATGGTTCGATTTACGTGGAATGAAAGATACTCCACACATGATGTATGCAGTAAATTGCCAACCGGGTATAGAAGAAAAGATTCCTAGTATTATACACATTGATGGAACCTGCCGTATTCAAACAGTGACTGCTGAGCAGAATCAACATTATTATAACCTCATTAAAGAGTTCTATGATACTACAGGTTGCCCAATAATTTTCAACACTAGTTTTAATCTAGGCGGAGATCCGCTAGTAGAAACCTTGTTTGATGCCGTAGAAACGCTGCAAAAAAGCAAGATAGAATACCTGTACCTGCCAGAATACAAAAAACTGCTAAAAATTGCCAACTAATTAGAACCCGTTAATTCAATGCTGATATTGTTTATGCTAAATACTCAATACACCATTGGATCGATATGGACTTTACTAGATATTTTTTACGCGGACTCAAGGGCACCCTGAGATTTAACAACGGAGTTAATCTCAGTTATAAAGGCCCCTGGGTTGAAATTTTCCCTAACACAGTTATTGACGAATTCTACGTGGGCGATTTTATGTCTGCGGAATACACCATGTGCGTAGATGGTGGATCTGTTGATAAAGAAATTATCAAATGTTTAGTAGTTGCTGGGCCGTCTTCGGCTAGTATTACAATATACGGCAGAACTTCATTACAGGATGATATGATTACATTGTCTGCAACGGTCAATGATTCAAAAGTCACGTTAATTGCATCCCCAATTGGTCCAGAATCGAAAAGATTGATATTCAGCGTTAGCTACTATCATGCTATAAATGACCTATAAGAGAATAAAATGACAGTTGAATACTCCCCACTAAAATCAAACTACGGATTTGCAAGTCCTGGATTTGCTGTAGACGATCTAGGTAATGTTAATCTAGATAACAATATAGTTATAGACAACGACGCTACAATAAACGGGACTTTATTTGCAGCTAACATTCAAATAGGCGGCAGTGGCGCAGCATTTGATATTATAGAAAATGACGATTCGACACTGTCTTTATCAAAAGATATTACAAACAGTCACTTAAGAAATCTCGGTGTATTAGAAAGATTAGAAGTAGATGGTGACGTTTATATTGGAATAGCATCTACTAATTTTATCAGTATAGATAACGGCGCTGTTGTTATTAACAGTTCGGAAATTGGTGGCATGGATAACATAGCAATTGGACAAAATACTCCAGCAGACGCTACATTTTTAGATGCAGCAGCAAACAATGCACCAACATTAGCCAGTCACTTGACTAGAAAAGACTATGTTGATGCAAGAGTAACAGCGTTTTCAATAGCATTCGGAGCATAAGGAAAAGATTAAATGGCAAAAAAGAAATTACTCAATTACGTATTTGAACCAGGATTAAGCAAAGATTCTAATGCTTTTCCTAATGCTTATGCTCTGTTGTCGGCAAACAAAGCCTTCATCCAGGCGCAAGTTGTAGCTTTTATAAATTATAACATAACAAATAGTATTTCGCCGTATGTTGGTTATACATATGCACCCGCAAAGTGTACTAGAGATGTAGGATATTTTATCGATGCTATCTTGCACGATTTAAAATATGGCGGCAATGTAAAAATTAGACAGGTAGCTGACTATTTTCATATTAAAGGCGAACCTATGATTCGAGGTGATGTATCACCGGAAATTACAGGTCAACAATATATAAGAGATATTATCAACAATTATATCTTTACAAATAATCCAGTAACTCCAACTTACGGACAGACTGTTGTTGAGCAAGTCACAAACCAATCGTCGGGAGAGCAGGGAGCCGCTGCAAGAATTACTAGTGAATTTCAAATCTTAGGTAACGTTATTCAGAACGGACCAACAGCAATGGCTACAAAGGTTCCTGGAGTAAGTTCTATTAGAATTCTAGGCAGTTATTTGCCTAGTGATGTCCTATTAATAACAAATACTAATACTGGGCAAATATTATATAATTTTGCTGATCCTTCAAACACAGTTAATTTTGAATATAAAAATGGTAGGAGCAGTGGTGACGGTGAACTATTAAGTGATTTAGATTTTCCGTCGTGGTGGCAAACTACTGATACAATTACCACAATTAATCTATCAGAAGATACTTCGACACTTTCGGCATCAACGGATTTACAAATATTTGTAGAAGAGCCATATCAAACAATTCGTCCTTGGGACTTTGGTACAGATGCTATTGAGCGTATGCGTGTTGCCGCTCCGCAGGCCATGCTTGACGCTGACTTTGAATACGGACTGCAACCAACTAAATGGCAGGCTCTTGGATTATTGAGAAGTTATCCTAGTTTTTACGAAATTCCTGCAACTGACTTAACCATTAATGCCATAACTACAGATGCGTCAGCAACTACTGGATTTTTTGGAGCTTCTTTAATAACAGTTTCGACAAATGGTAGTCACGGTTATAGTGTTGGAACTCCTATCACTGTTAAGGGATTGTCTAATAACATTAACGGATTTTCGAGAGCAGAAGGTACTTTTTTAGTTCACAGCATTCCTAGTGCGGTAGCTTTTACTTACTATGCTTCTGCAAAAGTGGGATCAGCAGTTGGTGAAAGTTTATTCACTTCTTTTGCTCAAATTAGACAGGCAGGATTCTACACCGGCGCAAGTATTGGTGCTCCTGTATTCAGCGTTGCTAGTAACGGAACAACAAGCACAATCGTTTCGGTATTTGATTCACCAAGCTCTTCATTAAGAATTGCGTACAGCGGCTCTGCTCCTACACCTGGATCACCAATTACTGGTAGTACATTTATTCCAGCAGGAACATCTGTATCGGCTATCAACGGAAATGCGGTAGCAACAGTGTATGCAAAAAATGACATTAACCCAACTGATACTTCAATATCATTAACTAGCTATACTGGAGTACAAGGCGGAATGGCGTTCGACAATGGGTCAGGTGATGCTGTCTATATTAATTCTATTTTAAGTGGTGAGGCAAATCTTTCAGCAGCTTGTGGTCTTACATTGTTAGGGGCCGATGGAATTGATACTGGTGTTACTGGCACAATCGTAGCAGCTATTGGATCATTGGCAACATTTAATGTTTCTAGAACCGCTGGAGAATATACCGTAACTGATGCTCAGGATAGCACATCAAACGGTATTAATTATGCAATTGGAGATCAAATAAGAATTGACGGTAATCAAGTTGGTGGATCAATAGGAACTAACGATATAACTATTACTGTTTCTTCTATTGATAGCGGTGGTGCAATTGTTGGATTTACCTATAGCGGACTAGCTGTATCTGGAGGTGAAACATATACAGCAGTTAGTCAATCATCTACAACAAGCACATTGGGTGCAGGCGCAACTATTACAGTTATAAGAACAGGCGGCACAGGAGAATATACTGTGTCACTGGCGAATGGTGGGGCGGATTTTGTTCCAGCAGACACTGTTACTTGGGCCGGTACTAGCTTTGGCGGAACTAGTCCAGAAAACGATATCGTTATTCAAGTCAACGGAGTTACTGGTGGTGCAATTGTTGATTGGGAATTAGTTGGAACTCCTGTTGGTGTATCCGGTGATGCTGTTTATACAACTCCGCCTTCTAATAATCTTACAAATTCTGGCGCAGGAGCCGAGTTTACAATAGAACGAATTTCTGGAGCATATTCAAGCATAGTGACAGACGGCGGCGCAAATTATAGAAATGGAAATCAAATTTTAATATTAGGAACAGATATTGGGGGAGCATCTCCGTTAAACGATCTATTATTAACTGTAGCAAATTCATCTGCAGGTTCAATCATTTCTGCTTCAGCTAACGGAACACCGTTTACCGGCGATAGCTTTTTGATATATCCTTCGCTGACACTAAGCGAATCGTTAACCGGTGAGTTGCCAACAGGCACCAGCTTAGATGTTGGTGCTATTGGCACTGTTCAAGTAGATTTTACATCCAAGCACGGGTTAGTTCCAGGTGCAACTATACTATCTAATATTACATCAACACCTGCTCCGGAAGTAACTGCTGTTGCAACTAATTTGCCTAATTCCGGCACATGGACTGACGTAGCAGGTTATAATGGAAGATTTGTTGCTATTAAATCTGGCAGTAACGGTACAGCAGTTTCAACCAACGGAACAACTTGGACAGTAGGCGGAAATTTAACCGCCTCTACAACTTGGACTAGTATTGCTGTAGGACCAATTGGAGGTATTACAACATTCTGGGTGGCTATTGCCAGCGGTGGTACTGTTGCTAATTATTCCACAGACAATGGCGCAACTTGGACAGTGGGGGGTGTATTACCTAGTTCAGGTTCTTGGACCAGTGTTGCCTATTTCAACTCGGCTTTCGTTGCAGTAAGAAGTGGTTCAACTGCCGCAGCATACTCTACAGACGGTATTAATTGGACCGCAGCAACATTGCCAAGTTCATCCAATTGGCAAGACGTATCTGGCGGAACTGTAGGCACCTCAGCATTTTTTGTAGCCGTAGCCACAGGGGGAACAGCCGCAGCATATTCTGTAGATAACGGAGCAAACTGGACTGCATCAACACTGCCTAGTAGCACAACGTGGAACGCTGTTACATTTGGAAACTCTAGATTTTTAACGGTGGCAAAAAATACTGCGGTAGCAGCATTATCAACTAACGGAACATCTTGGACTTCAATTACATTACCGGTATCGGGTACTTGGAATGATTTAATTTTTGGTGACGATAATTTTGTTATTGTGGCAGACAGTGGCGGGCTTGTTTTAACATCGTTTACTGGTGAAACTGGCGGATTTACTGAAAGATCTAGTGCTGCCGCTATCGCCTATGAAGGTATTGGATTTAGTACATATTCAGGGGCTTCTAGTAAATTTGTTGCGGTAGCTACCGGTTCGTCAGCAGCACAGGCAATTACATTAACCTCGGCCAATCATCAGTTAGCTGCTGGTCCTTTTGTTATTACAGAAGTTCCGTCTGATACTAGACTTAGATATCCTGCAAGAAGTACGGGTGCTATAAATTCCACTGCTGCAATTACAGGAGCACTTTATGCTAGACCTGATACATTCTTTACACATAGACCGTTTGACGGTGGTGTACAATTAGGTACAGGTGGTCCGCAATATGGTTCGCAGGCAATTCGACAGAGTAAAAAATACATTCGATACCAATCTGGTAAAGGCATGATGTATACTACTGGAGCACTATTTGCACCTAGTTATAATATTGCATCGGCAACGGCAACTGGCTTGGCAGCAAACAGTATTATAACCGTTACTACTGACGATACTGATCACGGAGCACAACCTGGAGCAACTATTGAAATTGTTGGAATGGTATCGTTTGAATACAACGGAACCTATATTGTTGAATCTGTACTCAGTTCTAGAACATTTACTGTAAGATCAATTGTGCCATTATCTACAACAACAGCTGAATTAGGATCTGACACCAGGATGCTGGCAAAAACATGGCATGGATCTACAGTTAGAGTAGGGGCGTTTGACGAACAGAATGGAATTTTCTATCAATACGATGGACAAGAAATGGCTCTTGTTAGACGTAGCAGTACTCAACAGTTAACTGGTACAGTATCAGCAAACATTGAAAGCAATCTTATCAGCGGAAGCGGCACAAGATTTGCTGAACAATTAAAAGCTGGAGATAAAATTGTATTGAGAGGTATGACTCACACAGTTACCGGAATAACTAGTAATACTCAAATGACAGTGACTCCTGACTGGCGAGGTGTGAATGCTATCAGCGGAGCTAAGTTGTGTCTAGTTACTGAGTTGTTAATTCCTCAACACGAATGGAATATGGACAAAGCTGACGGTACTGGTCCTTCGGGATATGTATTTGATGTATCTAGAATGCAGATGATCGGTATTCAATATTCTTGGTATGCTGCGGGATTTATTGAATTTATGATTAGGGGATCTGACGGTAAGTTTATTTTCTTGCATAGAATTCGTAACTCAAACGTCAATACAGAAGCATATATGAGAACTGCTAACTTACCAGTTCGTTATGAAGTTGAAAATGCTTCTGCAAGAAGTAAATTAAAAACAACAATTAATTCTTCTGCTACATCAATTACATTAATAGATGCATCTAGATTCCCAAATGCGGGCACTGTATATATCGACAATGAAATTATTTCATACTCGAACAGATCTGGAGATACGCTGACTGGTTGTACAAGAGCAACAACTTTAAGTAATTTTGTTGCAGGATTGAATCGTTCGTTTACTGGTAGCGTTGCAGCATCTCACTCTGCCGGAGTTGGCGTTAATTTAATTAGTTGTACACTGACACCTACAATTAGTCACTGGGGTTCAGCATTATTAACTGACGGATTGTTCGATGAAGATCGAGGATACATTTTCAGTTATGCAGCAGCAGCGGTTAGTGTTACTACCACTAAACAAACAGCGTTCATGATTCGTTTGGCACCTAGCGTGTCTAATGCACTTGTTGGCGATTTGGGCGAAAGAGATCTACTAAACAGAGCCCAGTTGCTATTAAAGAGTATTGCTATTGCTGCTGACACGGGAACCGGCAACTTGGTTATTGAAGGGGTATTGAATCCTAGAAACTATCCTGCTAACCCAAGTAATATTATTTGGACTGGTTTATCAAGTTCTGGAGCAGGCGGACAGCCTAGCTTTGCACAAATTGCACTAGGCGGTTCAATTAACTGGGGTGGTGTTCCTCTAACAACTGCAACAGCTCAGGTTGCTGGACTTGTTCAAAGCTCAGTTAGCACACCAGCATTAAACCCTGGACCAGGTGGAACCTATTCCAACTCGTTTAGAATTGATAGAAATACATTTATTATCACCAATGCTCAATACGATGCAAGTGGATTGCAAATTGGAGATATTTTAATCAATGGTACCTATCTTGTAGGAAATAGAACAGTGACTAACGCCCAAAGGACTGCTCTTACTATTAGTACCGTACCATATACTATTATTACTATGAATGCAAACGCCAGTGCAAACAGTCCTAATAATACTGGAATTTCTGTAACAACTCAAATTCCTCAAACTGCGTCATCGTATCCAAGTACTAACTATCTATTCTTTACCAATGCTTCATGGAACAGTTCAGGAGCTTCAATTGGAACTAGGGTAGATACTACAACTACGCAATTTCCTGCAGGGACTTCAGTGTCAGCGGTCACAACTAGAACACTAGGATTTACCACTGTTCGTCGAGTGACATTTACTCAGAATGCCAATACCACAGTTGCAGCAGCAGCAAATATAACTTTCCAGTTTGGTGACGTGGCTTTTGCTCTACCGGGAGAACAGGTATTTTCCTTTATTTCAAATCCAGGAAATACAGGCGAGCTAAGTTTGGCAGAGTTAAAAGAACTTACAACAACTGCAATTGGCGGTCGCGGTACATTCCCTAATGGTCCTGACGTATTGGCGATTAATGTGTATAAAGTATCTGGCACAGCGGTTAGCACCAGCATTATTCTACGATGGGGTGAAGCGCAGGCTTAATTTTGCTTGATGCGTTCCCAGTGAGTAAGTTTCTGATCTAAAGATTTTTTGATTGTCATCAAATTTGATCGTAGATCAGAAACTTCACTGTTTATTCTTCCAGTAATAAACATACTTTCGTGACTACGATCAATGTAAGAAACTTGTTCTTTTAACTGCACCAATAGATTAATTAATTCTTTTTGTGCAATCGGGTCGGATATTTTAATAATCCGTTCTTGATAATTTTTATAGTCGTCTGTAAAACGTTGACTATTTTGTATTTTTGGAATCATTTTCTAGCACCATTATAGTATCAATTTTTGCTCTTATCAGCGGATTATTTAAGGTGGTTTTCAGTCCACCATGCAAGTTTTTTGGCAGGCATTCAAAACTTGCCCAACAAATAGTTTGACTGGCAGAAGTTAAAAACTCACTATCAGTTAGACAAACATATGTACCGTATTCAAACCCTCGATCCTCACTAAGATATAATTCTATAGGTAATATTCTTCCTATAGAATATGCATCTAATAATTCTTGAGCGTCCTCTAACAATGAAGCCTGTCTAGGAAATGTGGGCACAGTCCACTTTTGATCCTCTAAGATCAACAGCAGTCTATTTGTATTTTTAGCGAGAAATAATAACCCAGCACGTTGTTGCATCTATTACTTATTGCGGATCCAGATCAAGTCTCCAGTATCCTGACGCATATTCGCCTTCAAAACTCTTCATCCATTGTCCGTCGGCTCCCCAACGATATTGGATACCAGTTTTTAAATTTTGGAAAAGAATGCTGATTTCTAAAAATTTATCGTTATCCGAAGGAATAGCTGTATTTTCTTCTTGAGTTATATTGGCTGTGGCACGATAGGCAACACCGTCGTATATCACAATTTGGTTTAGACTATATGCAATTAATGAATATTGAGAAGGCAAGGGATTTGAAACAACCCATGTAAGCATTAGATTGACCCATTCAGTACCACTCCACTCTATAATACTGTTAGCTGCAATAACTGGATCGCTACCGTTTAAATTTTTCCATGCATCTGGACCATCATATGTAAACTGTGGATTAAACGGTGGATTTTTAACAACGGTACCAACTGATGTACTAGGATTAACATCGTCGAGCACCAAATATCTTACACCTGCTACGATAGCTTGATCAGACGATTCTTTATTGGGTCTTTTAGGATTGAACTTGTAGGGATCAACAATAGCATCAACGGTGGTTCTTCCACTAGGATATACTGAGCTGTATAATACAGTATTAGATGGTCGATCTTCTAGGCTAACGAGCAATCGAGTAGGATCTAGTTCGTTTACTACAAATGTACCACCTAACTCATTACCGTCAGCTTGCAAAAAGAATATTTTACTGATCCCAGAAATATATCCACCGTACATGTTTATAACGGTATTCCAATCAACTAGTTCTCCAGTCTTTGTAGGAGGTTCTAATTTGTTAGCTATTATAACTTCATTAGGAGAAACAATAGAAACATCAAAATCATTGTCTTGATCATTATTGCTCTTTAATAATAGAACTCTAAAACGCCCGTTGACATTTCTAGTATGAATTGTGTTGCCTGTGCCGGCATAGATTAAATCATCTAGTGATAATATGTCGCCTGTTTCGCCAAACACGTTGGCAACAATGTTTCTAATAACTCCAAGTTTCTTAACTTTGGCAGGTGGACTAATATAGATAGGCATTTTAAATTCTATTGAACAAATATCTATTTCGCTTTCGTTGCCTTGTGGTATTGTTCTTGAACTGAAATTAAGAGTTGAAAGATCTATAACACTGAGACTGGTCCAGTCAATGTAGTTGTCCGTAGTTTGAATTTCTAAACTGGGATTAAACAACACCAGTATCTGTTCCATTAGTTGAAGTTTCTGATCAGTGTTTGAAGTCCATATATCTGCTTTCATAGATAATTTAAACGGAGTGGGCATTAGTCTTTCAACGGTATAGCCTGCACCTTGGTAGTTTTTATAACCAACTTCTCCGTTTTCTTCAGTCCAAGCACGTTCACTGATATTTAACTTGCTGACAAAACTAGCATCAGCTAGTCTACTAGTATCCATTTCTAATCCACTAATATAGCAAGCAATTTTAGGCACAGTGGACATTTTATTTTCTGAATTTTCTTTGATAATAGCAGCCACTTGTCTAGTCATGTCGCCATACATCACTGGCACATGGCGTATAGTTCCGTCGCCAGTTTTATATTTGAAACCTATGAACACACGCATGAATTGTGTGACATATCGTCTTATCTGCCCATCATAAAAATAATCCATTACTCGTCCGCCTTTGGTCTAAGCGCCTTACTAAGGCTTTGCTTCTCTTTAATTGTGTGCCCGTTAACATTGGCCTCAGCATTGTTATTAATAAAACTAGTCTTTTGTGTTAATCTTACTTCTTTGTCTAAGAATACGTTGTCGGGTGACCCACCATTAATAACATCCTCGTGTCCCATATTACTCATAGTCATTCGATTTACATCCTCTACTTTTATCCATCTAGTGCCGTTGTATCTAAACAATCTCTTAGGTAGATAATCTGTTCTTAAACAGAACTGCCCGATAGACGGAGTAATAGGAAATGTAATTCCTGCGGTAAATGGCGCACCGTTTGGTGGAATACCGTCGCCGTCACCTGTCATAGGACCGTTGTATTCTGGACTCTGATATATGGTACTAGCAGTTGCTCCCACATATATTGGATTGTTATCGTCGTCAAACAACAAATTACCGTTGGCATCTGTTGCTTGAGTTTGATGACTGGCAAGATTTATTGTACCCGATGCATCTACAAGTTCTACCCTGCCATTATCATCTTTTTGTATCATGTAATGACGTGTAGTATCGTATCCACTTTTAGGAGCATCACTTTCTGCTTGATCAAGAACTGCCTGTGTAATCTGCATTTCTTTTTCATATGTTGACATGATATCACGCAATGTTTTATCGCTGCCTTCTCCGGCAACACCATCTAGAATGTCTTTAAATTCTTGACTGTCAACTAAAGGTTTGCATTTTGCACGATAAAGATGTGGATACCAAGTTACTGAAAATCCTTCAGCAGCTCG